ATTGCGGACTGGTTGCAATCGGGCCAGCCCATCGCTACGCTGGCGGACATGCTGCAACCGCTGTTCAAGGATGCGGCCCGCGCTGAACTTATCGCCCAGACTGAGGCGATTCGCGTGTTCAACGAAGGCGCATTCGAACGCTGGACTCAGGTAGGCGTTACCCGCGCCGTCTGGCAGACCGTCCGCGACTCGTTCGTTTGCCCCGTCTGCCGTCGCCTACACGGGACGGTTGCCGAAATCGAGACGGGTTGGACGCATCCAGGCGGAACCGGGGACGAGGCCCGATATGAGGGCCAGACGTACCGCGACTCCGCTCATCCGGGTTGCCGCTGTTTCCGCCGCCCGCTGGTTGAGTAGAAGAATTGTCCTCGCCATAATCTATACTCCCGCGTACAATGAAAAGGCGGACGGAATATTCCGTCCGCCTTTTGTCATCATTACGGAGACTGTCATGATTACCAATAACCCGCTGTTCGATGAATACCCCCAGCCCGACGAAAGCCCGCGCCCGCGCTGGGCAATTAACGCCGAGTCGTTAATGGAATCGCTGCTGAACCGTTCGCCTATCACCCCGCGCCGCATTATTACCCCTGTATTCCGGGAGCCGTCCGGCTCTATTGAAAACCCGACCAACGTACCGGACGGCCCGCCCGCGCCGTTCGACCGTCAAGCGCTGTTCCAGGCCGTTGACATGCTGAACGATAAGGAACGCCAGCGGTTAGCCGAGATTGACGCCAAAATGCGCCAATGGCTGGCGGATGCAATCGCCCGCCGCCTGGAACGTCTGCAACGGCTGGGGCTGTAAGATGGGTGTCTGTGAACTGATTCAGGCGGACGTTGTGCGCTGGGTTGCCGGGCTCGTATGGCTAACCCAGGCGGGCTATCTGACCCCCTATCAGGCGGTATTCTGTGACCCGCCTTATTTCCTTGCCAGCATCGCCAAGCGATTCGGGCCGGGCCAGAAAGAAGCCCAATACGGTAAGGACGGGTTGTTCCAGCGCCAGAGCCGGGGCTTTATGGGCAAAGAGTGGGACGGGTTCGACTCGCCCTGGGCTTACCAGGAATGGGTAACAAGCTGGGCGCGGCCTATGCTGGGGATTCTGTACCCCGGCGCGTTGGGCGTGTTCTTTGGCGGAACCCGAACCCATCACCGACTCGCGTCCGGCCTTGAGGATGCGGGGTGGGAAATCATAGACGAACTGCAATACCTGTACGGCTCCGGGTTGCCCAAGCCTAAGAACGTTGGGGACGGCTACGGGACGGCGTTAAAACCGGCGTTCGAACCCGCCATACTGGCCCGCGCCCCCAGGGGCAAGTACACGTATGAACAGCTATTCCGAACGTTCGGTACAGGCTCATTCAACATTGACGGGGCCAGGGTTGCGGCGGAACCCTGGACTCGCGTTGGCGAATTGCATGACATCCGGGGCGGACGGTATGCGGACGGCGGCAAGGGTAGCGCGGCCCAGCCGTCCAGCGGCAAGCGGTACAACAATTCAGGGTCTACGGATTTCGCCTTTTTGCCCGGCGTTCGCAACGGGGACGAACGGGGGCGGCATCCGCCTAACATCATTCTGGACGATCATACCGCCCGCATGGTAGACGCCCAGAGCGGCGAACGCCGGGCCGGGGGAAGCCTGAGCGGCAACGAACCCAGCGAGCCGCAAACCAACGTTTACGCCGGGGGGCTGACCCGTCAAGAATGGGATAGCTACGATGACGAGGGCGGGGCAAGCCGGTTTTTTTACACGGCGAAGGCGGCAACCTGGGAACGGACGGCGGGCATAGGCCAGCGGTCAACGCATCCAACGGTAAAGCCCATCGAACTAACGGAATACATCGCCCGGCTATTGCTGGCCCCGGAACGCAACGGGCCGAGCCGGTTACTTGTTCCATTCGCTGGGGTAGGGTCAGAGATGATCGGCGCAAGGCTGGCGGGCTGGGGACACGTTACCGGCCTGGAACGTGAAACCGAGTACGTTGAACAGGGGTTGCAGCGCCTGGAATGGTGGGGCCAGTTCAGCAGCTACCAGAAAGCCAAAGAGGTAGCAGACGCCGAACGCCGGGACTCGGCGCTCCGGGCGGACGGTCAGCTTTCGTTGTTGGATTTCATCGAACAGAATCAGGGGGGATAACATGGGGCCGGATGATGCAATGGACGTTCTGGCGGGCGCGGGTACGGTTTTCGCGGGGCTTATCATCGTCCTGGGGGTTGGGGTTGTCGCGCTGATACACCTATCCAGTAGCCCCCGCCCGGTCATGTTGCGCGTTGTGCTGGCCCTAGTCTGTATTGTGCTGCTGCTGGGGTTCGGCTATCTTTACGTTGATACGCTGTTTCTGCCAACGATGGAACGCTTGTTAACGGGCCTCTGGGGGTAACGTTGAAACCCGAACTCATTAGCCAACGACTCGAACAGGATATCGCCAACCTGAAACGGGCGACCAGTCGCCCGGTATTCCAGGCGATCATCCTACGGGGCGCGGTTAAGGTTGGGGTTAAGGCTGAGGAAATCGCCGGGGGGTATCCTGAGCGCCAGCAAAAGGAACTCCCCCGGTTCTATACCCGCCTACGTGCGGACGGTTCCAGCTATCAATCGAAATTCAAGACCACCAAACAGCAGCGCTACGTTATGTGGCTGGTATCGTCTGGCAAGATACCCCGCAAGCGTACCGGCGCGTTGGGCGCGTCCATCACCAGTGAACCCCGCCAGATTGAAAGCGCGACCGTTATCAACGTGGGTTCGAACCTGTTTTATGCCCCCTACGTCATCGGGGATGAGGAAAGCGACCCACCCCAGAGCCATTATCACGCGGGCGTATGGACGCCCCTATCCCAGAACCTGAGCGATAATATCCCCGCCCTTATCACCGTCCTGGAAAACGAACTTGCCGCCGGGCTGGCGGCGGTTCTGTAGCACCGACCACTACTCGAAAATTCAAAATCCTGTTATAGTGATTCCAGGCGTAGGCCAGGAGTCATTATGCGGATTTTCGTCAAACGGGCGGCAACCATCGTTAACGATGTGCTAGGCGAGATCGCCGGGTACGTTGCGATATGGGGTTCGCCGGAAGAACGCGACTGTTACGAAACATGGTTTGACAAGGAACAACCGCCAGAAATGGGGTTGGACTTTTTGCCGTTCCCGTTGCTGCTGGAACACGCCAGCAGCGAGTCCGGCGAGCCGTTGGTTTCGATCATCGGGCGCGTTGCAAAAATCACGTTTGATGATATCGGCATTCGCTTTCAAGGCTTTCTGTACCCCGACAATGATCTATTCCCCTGGGTTCTGGAAAAGATCAATGCCGGGCGCATGTTTACGTCTAGCGGTTCGGCGGAACACGTCGCTACCTGGGATAACCTGGGCCGGTTCGTTACTTGGCTCCTGACTGAGTTATCCCTGACTGAATACCCCGCCGAGTCGCGTATGCCCGAAGTAGTAATCGTCCGGTCAAAAGGCCGGTTTACGGTTAAGCCCAAATCAGCCGAAGGGGCGCGGAATGCGCCCGGCCCGTTGGGCGTCCAACGTTCGCAACCTATCACCCACAGGGATTCTATGCTTGAACAACTTTTGCAGGCCCTTAGCAGCGGCGAAATTACCATTGACGAGCTAATGCAGGCATTGCTCGCGGCGGGGATTTCGGCGGACGATCTACAGGCGATGCTTGACCAGCTTGCACCGCCCCAGCAGGAAGAACCGGAAAGCCTGAGCGGGGACGGTCAGCCGTCCAATGCGTTCGATTTGCAGGCCGCGCTTTCGGGCTGGCTCCAGGCTCGCGGCAACCCCCAGGCCCCGGCCCAGACGCCCGCGCCCCAGCGCAATAAGCCCCAGGCCAATAAGCCCCAGGGCCAGCAACCGAACACGGACGCCGAACGCATCGCCCAGCTTGAGGCGACCGTTAGCGAACTGCGGAATAACAACCGCCGTTCAATGTCGGCCCCGCCCCAGACCCCAACGACTCCGGTTTCGCGTAACCCGCTGCCGAATCAGGGCGGGACTCAGCGTTCGGGCCAGCCCCAGACCCCGGCCCAGCAACCGGCCCAGCGGGAACACATCGCCAACCTGCGGATGGTCGATAAGTACGCCCATCTTACGGCGGGCCAGATGGCACTTTCGCATGTCCTGTTGACCGCCAAGAAGGGCGGGGAACATTCGAACAAGCCGTCTGAAACGTTCATGCGGGCGCTGGCCTACAAGACGGCCCGCGCTGCTGAGAACGAACACGACCCGGAACACAAGGCCGCCTCGGATTATGCCGTCCGTTCGGCATTCCCCGGCGTCCAGCGCGGCGGGCGGGCGGTTCGTGCGGATGAGGTCATGCAGTCTGACCTTGCCAATTTTGGCGATGAATGGGTAGGCCAGCTTCAGGGGACGACCCTCTGGGAAGCCGTCCGCGTTGAAGCGGCCCTGTATGCGGACATGCTGCGTTTGGGTATGGACGAACAGGAATTGCCCCAGGGGTTCGAGGGCGAAACCATCCCGCTCGAAGGCGCTGACCCCGTTTGGTACGTTGCGCCCCAGGCCAGCGATACCGACGCCAGTTCGGGCATGGTCACGCCCGAATTCAACTCCACCAAGTTCGGGACGGGCAAGAAAAGCCTGACCGTTGCCAAGCTGTCGGCGGCGATGTACTACACCCAGGAACTGGTTGAGGACTCGCTGATTGCCATTGCGCCAGAGGCGGAACGTAAGCTCCGTGTGTCCGCCGCCGAAATGATTGAGTACATCATGATTAACGGCGACACGGCAACCGGCGCAAACACCAACATCAACCTGATTGACAGTACGCCAGCAGCGGCCCCCGCCAAGCCCGCCTATACGCTGCTGGATGGTCTGCTGAAATTGCCGCTTGTCACCAACACGGCGAACGCCCTGGATGGTGAGGACTCGCAAATCAGCGAAGATCTATTCTTGCGCCTGATGGGCCTCATCCCCAAGAAACTCCGCCGTGACAAGTCCCGCCTGCTGTACCTGCTGGACTCCGATCTGGCCCTTGCCGCGCTGAACATGGAATCGGTTAAGAGCCGTGACGTGTTTACCGCTGCAACCATCGAAGAAGGCGAACTGCTCCGCATCTGGAAGGTTCCGGTACACGAAAGCGCGTACCTGGAACTGGCGAACAGCGCGGGCAAGATTCCGCTTGCGGGCGGCACGAAGGCCCGCCTTGCAATCGTTCGTCCTGACCAGTGGGCGGTACGCTGGAAGCGCCGGA